TTCCGTGTAGCTCGCCGCCCATAGATGTCGCTGCTTCCAAGCGATGGGCCGATTACGGTGCGCCTCATCACCACCTCACATCAATCCATCCCAGCACTGCCACACCAGCCCCTACGAGCAAGTAGAGCCAGAGCAGGGAGATGATGCGTCGAGCCCGCCGCTGGATCATGGGATCAGCTGTAACGGCCCAGTGATCACGAGCCGCGACACATAGCCTTTTGCCGCCTCAATCTGGCCATTCGGGGTTTCCCGGTTGAAGAACTCAAGCGCCGAATCGAGCGCCCGACATCGGTCGTCCGGGTGAAGCTCAGCCAGTAGCTGTAGCACATTGCCCAGATGCCGCATCGTCTTCGCATCCCGCTCTCTTTGCGCTAGGCGCTCTGCTAGGAGGGCTTGGGCGATGGCATCCGCCGCAAATCGTGGGCTGCTGTGAATCCACATGAGGTCACGCACCTCCTTTGCCTTCTCTCGGATATCCTCCGGCACGTCCATTAGCTGCGCTCCTTCAGGGCGGCGGCTACTGCTGCGCCGTACTCGGTCAAGGTCGTCTCGTAGCTGTCCCATAGCCTACCGTTGAAATAGTGCTGATAGGGCCGACGCTGCACCATCCCGAGCCGCGATAGGTCGGACAGGACATCGAGCGGTCTGTCTTGGGTTTCTTGGGCGGGCTCCTCAATCAGCAATCGCAGCGCGCGCTTTTGCTTCTTCGTCATCTCCGGCACGTCCATGTGTTACTCCTCTGTGGGCTCGAAGTCGTCTTCCTCTGGCGGGCGCTCATGGGCATCGATCCGCGCAAGCTCGTCCCGTTCCTCACAAAGCCATTCGCAGCGGCTTTCGTCGCCATCGAAGAACGGCGTGAGTTCATAATTTCGGTACATGCGCGCCGTTTCGTTCTCATCCGGCTCCAGCCAGTAGGGCATGTGCCAATCGTCGGGTGTGGTTTTCCAATGGTCGTAGCTGGCGCCTGGAAAGCTATCGAGCATCGTCGCCTCCGTATAGGCTGGCTTGGCAAGCAACACCCTGATCCGCGCCGCAAGCCAAACACTCGCCAGCCGCCCCGCAGAACGGCGTCTTGCATCGCTTCACATCCTGGTTGGCAGCGAACGCGGCCCTAGCCAGATCGTGGAGACGCTTCGACGCCGCGTCGAGTCCCTTGGCTTTGCGTCCTCGCTTCATCCTATTCTCCTGTCGCTATTGCCGGCGAGGGGGATCATGCTGCGCCATCTATCTGCTTGTGTTTATTATACTTTCTGCGATAATTTAGTCCAGCAAGAACTATGCGCAGGAGATATTTGTGTCGGTCTATAAGCGAGACGGAAGCGAATTTTACAGCTACGACTTTCGGGTCGATGGGAAGCGATATTCCGGCTTCACCGGCACCACACACCTTGAGGAAGCGCTGGAGATCGAGCGCGCCGCGAGGGCTGACGTAATGTCGCTCTCGACGTTCTGCCGTATGATCTTGCGGAAAGCGACCCGCCGCCTGCCAAGCAGCGCGCGACTGGCGAAGGGCTATGTCTACGTTCTCCGAAGCGGCTACTTCATCAAGATCGGATATTCCACCGACCCAGCCGAACGCATGAAAACGCTCCTTACCGCATCGCCGAGCGAATGCGAGCTTCTGTTCTGCCTTCCTGGCAACCTCAAGCTTGAACGGCAACTTCATGCCGAGTTCGCGCCGTGCCACTACCAGCGAGAATGGTTCTTCCTCTGCGGGAAGCTCAAGCAGTTCATTGCGGATTTTGAGGCGTCGGTGCAAAGCCAGCGACAAGAGGTGCCACCAGAAGTGCCACATATAGCCTGATAGGTGGTCATAAGTGGTTGTCATTACGTCGCGATTAGCGACAAGACCCCCTGATCCCAAATCAGGTGCGCTACCAGGCTGCGCTACACTCCGACACCAAGAAATGCTTGGGTTTGCGGCTTCTAGAGGGGTTCGTTTCGAAAGGCAAGAGCGGAACGAACGGCATACAGTGGCACCCTCCGGAACCAAAACTCCCACGAGAAGTGCCACGGCGTTCATTTGCTGTTCCGCTCCTTGTCGTCTGCCTTCTGAGCCGGAGCGGCATTCGCGGCTTCCATGGCGGCGCGGAGGTCATCCATGGTGACGTGCGAATAGCGTGAGGTCGTCGCCAGTTCGGTATGACCGAGCATCTTTTGTGCGGCCTTGAGGTTGCCCGTGGCGCGGACAAGGCGTGTGGCGGCGGTGTGTCGGTTGTCGTGGAAGCGATAGTTCTCGACGCCAGCGCGGCCCTTGGTGCGCCGCCACTCGGTCTTGAAGCCTTCCATGGTGATCGGCTCGCGCCGGCCCTTCAAGGCACCTTCCCGTGGCCGCTTGACGATATAGGTGAACACCGCCGTCTTGTGGTGATCCTTCAGATCCCAGAGTAAGACATAGACGGCTTTCGTCATCGGGATGGTGCGGCCCTTGTCGCCCTTGCCGACGATGCGAAATTCACGGTTGAAGAAATCCACGTCCTTCCATCCGAGACCGACAATCTCGGCCCGCCTGCATCCTGTCAACAGGGCGAAGCGCAGAGCTGGCGCATAGTCGCCCCTGATCGCAGCCATGAACTTGGCCTCTTCGTCTGGGGACGCCTCCCGGACCCGCTCCTGCGGCTCCTTCAGCATGTGATCCTTCCACTCGATATCCTCGACTGCCTGCTTCCATGTGCGCCTGGCGCGCCGTAGGAGGCCACGCAGAACGACGGTGACGCTCCGGTTCACCGTGGCGGGCGAAACATCTTCGCCGCGCCGCTTGGCGACTGCCTTGGCCACTGTTGCATCATTGATGGCGGAAAGCATGGTGTTCGCGCCTATCTGCTCCTGCAGCCAGTCCAGCGCCCGCAGCGTGTCTGCGTCATTACGATGGAAACTCCCCACCTCATTCCAGTATTGAGCCGCAGCGGCCTTGAAGGTCAGCGGTTTCGACGCGTCGAACTGAAGCGCCTTCAGCCGGTCCTTTTCGGCTTGCTCGAATTTCTCAGCTTCGCGTTTCGACGTGCATCCAGTCGGGCCTGAAAATCGCTTGCGTCGATAACGGAAGTCGAACGAGTATTCCTGTTGGCCGGGGCGTTTGTAGACTGACATCTGCGGGCCTCTCGGAACGCTTCAAGGTCGGCAGGGTCGTACCGACGTGTTTCCCTCTTATCGCCCAGGCCGATATTGATGTACCGGATAGAGCCGGCGCAAGTGAGCGCGCGAAGCTGTTTTTCGGATATGCACAGCTCGCGCGCAGCTTCCAAGGGCGATAGCAAGGCGCGTGTCACGGCCTCTCCCCTGTGTTGGTGGGGGCGATCGGCACGATATCGACCTTTGCGATAAAGAAGCCGTTCTTCCGATATTTGGCCCAATTCCAGCCTGGCGCAGCGTCCATGTTAGCGTATTGGACAACTTCGCGTCGCCTGCGCCTGACAGACTCGGTGAATATCCAGCCTGTCCTAGTGTAAAGCGCCCAGCCTTTTGCGCTCCTGGCCATACTCGGTAGGTCGCTCATTGACTTGTCCACCATCTTGCCGAAGCGATGCAATTGCCGGCGCGGCGTCGTCAGCCGTTCGATCAGGTCAGCCATTGGTGCGCTCCTGAAGAGCGGCGCGGCCGGCTTCGGTTAGGCGATACTGCGTCACTGGCTCGATAAGCCCTTTGCACACCAAGTCATCGAATGCTGAGCGAATACCCACAGTCCACGGATAGTCCGGCCTATCACTTGCGAACGTCTCGCGACCTCGAACGGGGTAGCTGTCGAAATCGATCACGTCGAGAATTACGCGCTCTTGCTTCGTCAGTTTCATCGCGGCTGCTCCCTCTTTGCTGCGAGGGAGAGGGAGGCGCGCGGACAGCTTTGCGGGAAGCCGCTGTGCTCGGCTAGGCAGACGCCGCCTTCGTCGCACCTGTGAGGGCATTCACCCTTGGCAAGGGCTAGGGCTGCATCGGCCTCGTCAAGACGTTGGCGATAGAGGCCACCGTCCTTGTCCGGGTTTTGCCGAAGCAGGAACCGCATTTCGTGAGCCAAGTTCACCAGGGCGTCCCGTACCCACGCATCGGCGACAGCGGGTTGGGACGCGAGGGCGGCCAAATCTTCAGCCAGTATGAGCAGATGCGGGCCGGTCAACGGCACTTCGCCGTTATAAATACCCGCCTTGAGTGCTGCGTTGGCGATAGCTTCCGCTAGAAGGTTTCGCTCGTGCGTTAGCCGGTTCAGCACCTCCCCATCCACCGCCGCCGTAACTGGCGGGGAGGATTGGAGGGCGGCAAGGGCTTTTGATAGGCCGACAGCCATGCGGCGTGTCCATATTTGGTCGCCACGGTCGGACATCTCCGAAGGCTCAGTCGCCAGAATGATCGTTTCGATCTCGTCAACGCTCAGCGCCTTCACCACAGGCACGGCTGGCGCTTCGGGAAGGGAGGCGAGAAAGGCGTCAACAATCTTCCGAACGTGGTCTACATCAGAGCCGAGCTCGAAAGCATTATATGCGTCGCAGGCCGCAGCAAGCGCCTTCTCGTCCAGCGCCTCCGCCTGGTTCTCTGGCTCGGCTGAGGAGCGGTCTGGAACGGAGCGCACGACCCCGTTGAGATCAGGCCCATAAGTGGTCATTATGCTACCTCCGCAAACATGCCGGCATCGCCCAAGAGACGCTTGCGGGCCATTTCTGCATAAGCCGGGTTGAGTTCGATCAGGATGGCGTTGCGCTGCAGGCGATCAGCGACGAGGCCGGTTGTTCCCGCGCCGCCGAACGGATCAAGGACAGTGCCGCCGGCAGGACAGCCTGCTTTTATGCATGGCTCGATCAGCGCCGGCGGAAAGGTGGCGAAATGGGCTTCGGAAAAGGGTTGCGTGGCGACTTCCCAGACGCTTCGCTTGTTGCGCATGCCGGTGCATTGCTCGGCACGCTCCATAGCGTCCCATCGGTCGTTAAAGCCCGCATGCCGCCGGCCATGGCCGCGTTGCTTATCGACCCTGCCAACAGCCTTCATATTGCCGTTGGTTTTGCCAGGGACGCGGTTGCTGCCAGTCTGGCTTTCGACATCCTGCGAAAGCCGCTCGACGGACGAAAGGCTCATCGGCTCTTTAATCGCATCGATGTCGTAGAAATACCGGGCCGACTTGGAGAGCATGAAGATGTATTCATGCGCCTTCGTGCAGCGATCCTGCACGCTTTCAGGCATCGGGTTCGGCTTCGACCAGATGATGTCCTGGCGCAGATACCAGCCGTCAGCCTGCAACGCGAACGCTACGCGCCACGGGATGCCGATCAGGTCTTTCGGCTTTAGGCCAGGAATTGCCTTATCTTGAGGGCGCGCGGCGCGCAGATGTCTACGCGCCGGCTGCTTGGGATCAAAACCGCCCGATTGCCCCTTGGCATTCTGGTAGCTGTCGCCTAGGTTCAGCCAAAGTGTGCCGTCGTCGCGTAGGACGCGGCGGACCTCTCGGAACAACTCGACCATCTCGGCGACGAATGCGTCTGGCGTTTCCTCAAGGCCGATCTGACCATCAACGCCGTAGTCACGCAGACCGAAATACGGGGGGGACGTGACGCAGCAATTCACCTTGCCATCCTCTAGACGGGCAAGGACGGTGCGACAGTCGCCTTCGATGATGCGAACGCTCATCTTGCATCCTTCGTGATGTACATAGCCTTCGGTGGCAGCGGCGGCTTGGTGAGGGCGCGGGGCTCTTTGGGACGGGACGGTATTGATTGCTTCGGACGGGCCGCGCCCGAGTTCTTCATCTTCTTACGCTCGATAGGCGCGCGCTCGATGGCCTGTTGAGCGGTGATGCGCCTGTGGCAGACCTCGTGCGCCGGCTTGATCTTGCTTTCGCGGTTTTCGCCGCCATCCTTGAGCGGTGGAACGTGATCCGCATGCCAGCCCGGACGGTCGATCTCGCCGCCGCAAATATGGCACTTGGAGTTCTCGCGCTCCAAGATGCGCTGGCGAACAGTTGCCGGCGGCATATGGTTGTCGGTCTTGCCAATCCACTCGGAGACGGTGCGAGCCATCAGTTCCACTCCTCAAGCTCGGCTTCCATCTGCATTGCCAGTTCTTCTTCGAGATGCCGGTCTGCGGTTTGAAGGAACATCACTTCGTCGAAGAGCCTGTTATGGATCACCACGTATTCACGGCGCTTCTCTGGCTTCTTCTTTGGTGCGGGCTTCGTGCGCCAATGCCCGTAGACGTAGATCGAGGCAGTCATGCCGCGGCCCTCTCGCTCACGAAGCCGTAGGTGCGGGCCAACCACTCTTCGACCTTCTGAAAGAAGGCGATGAATTCCGGCTCTGACATCTTGTCGAGCGCGATGGATGCCGGGATGGCGATCGGCGTCCCATTGGGAAGCAGGACGACATCGACGCAGCCGTTTTGCAGCTTGGCGACTTCATGCAGCCGTTCGGCGGTCAAGCCATTGGCGCCGGTCGCGGCGACGACATCATGGAGCATCGACCAGTAGGCGCGGAGGCGGTCTAAATTCCGCCATTCCTTGACTTCGATGCGAACGCGCTGTCCGTTCGCCACGCCATCGAGCGCGCGAAGGTCATAGTTCATCTCGGGGGCTAACGTGTTTCCCTTACGGATGAAGCTGTAGACGGGTTTCTCGGGTTTGCGTGCCATGTCCCTTGGCCTTTCTGGGCCGAGGCATTTGCGCCCCGGCCCCTCTCCTCGTTGCTAACCGGCGTTGATTGGGTGCTTGGCGAGTTCCTGACGGCTTGGGATGTCGCCGGGAAAAGTGTCGTCATCAGGAGCGCCGTTGAGGATTGCCGCGCGCCGCTTCTGGATTTCTTCGCGGGCGACTTCCTTCCAGGATTCCGGCCACTTGTCGGCCTCGATCTTGGCGGCCCAGTCGAACGTGAACTTCGACAGGACGGGAATCGTCTCGCACTCGCGAAGCTCGATCTGGAACTCGTCCCAGACCTTTTCCTTTTTCAAGGAATGAGCCGTGCGAGCCGTGCCAGCGGCGTTCCAACCGACTTGCCGTTTCGGCGCCACGTCATGTGTTGTGAAATCGGCGTCGTTGTCGCCCTCGGTCGGTATACAGAACACCATCATGGCGGCGTACTTGTAGGCGGCGCTCATCGCCTTGTTGGTGGCCTTGTCGCCGCTGTCCATCGCCTCGCCAAGCGTGCGAACGGTATGCTTAGAGCCGTCCTTGGCGCTGATCAGATCGAACTCGGCTTCGACGGTAACGTAGAATAGGACGCCGCCTTTCTGTGTTTGCCGCTCCGCGACTTCTCGGGTTAGAATGCGCGGGACGACAACAAGCTGGTGCTTGGAAAGCAGGCTGTTCAGTTCGTTGTAGACATCATCGATGCCACGAAAATTATAGCCCTGCTGCTGGTTCTTGCGGCCTTTGGCGATGCCGGTCTGGCCGATGTCGGCCATGACGCCGCAAATGGCGTTGTAGACCTCTGGGACACTCATTGGTGCTTCCTCTCGTGCTCTGAATTGATGATCGAGAACATCAGCCGGCGAGCCGCATCGAATCCGTGCTGCTGCACCAAATCGCGGAAGGCCATGCGCGCCTGGTAGTCGTAGAAGCCCGGCATGTCCTGCGCTTCGAACAGCGCTTCCGCAGCCCTTAGATCATCGGCTATGTGGTCTGGATGGGTCATGGCTTCACCGGGGGTTCAGGAAGAGGCTGCCAATGCGTCGGTGGGTCGATCTTCCAGCCGCTCCAATGACCTCCGCGTTTGGCGCGGAATGAAACCGCCACATAGGGAGTGCCGTTCTTGTATGTGCCGCTGATCAGGACATCGACCAACTGGCGGTCGGGAGCCGTCTCGATCGGCATCCAGCCGTTTGCGTCGGGAGTGCTCACGCCGCGCGCTCCATCTCTTCCGGCTCACCCGCTATATCGGCGAGAATGGCGGTTGCTTCCGTGCTGGGGATGTCGGCAAGCCGGAGGACGCAATACCAGCGGTCGATCTTGGCCAGGGCGTCAGTCTGCGCTCTGTAGTCGTCCATCAGCCGCAGCTCGGAAAAATCGAGAATGTTCATGGCTGCACCATCTGGAGGCGTTTGATTTCTGCTTTTGCTTCCTCTTTCGACAGAAAGATGAGCACTCTGTTTTCGCGCAGAACGTGAGCCCACTCGCCGTAGCGAACGTTAGCTTCGATGCCGTAGAACGGCTCCAGCGTCTTGGTATTGATCCATGTGTGGACACGGAGTTTGTGGCCGGCTGTGTCGTCGGTGAAACCAAGGGTCATCTGTTTCTCTCCTTCACCAGCCGTAGGCGCCAATGCGGCGCATGTATTGCTGGCGATCAAACGTTTCTGGGTATTCTTCGACGGGCTCGGGCTCAGTCAGAAACTCGTCCGAAAGATCGCGGCATAGCTCTCCTTCCGTGATGCGGAGAACGCGAAGTCCGGTGCGGTCCTTGATCCCGGCGATGAAGTCCTTGGCCTCGTCGGCGCTGTGGCAGATCGCTCCGCTGTGGAATCTGTCGGTTGTGTCGAATACGAGGAAAGTGTCTGCGGCACTCACTGTCCGTCTCCCGCATGCGGTGGTTGTTGGGTGGGGTGGAGGGTGGCGACACACTCATTTGGAGAAGCGCATTCGCCGCGCCGTTCGCAGTGCGTGCTCGGGCACCGCATCCACCTGTCTGGCTGCTGACGCTTTTCCCACTGGTCAGCGCGATAGGCGGCATCGGAGTAGTCATGCCCGCGTTGTGTGTAGCGGCGGAACACTGCTCCCCATGTCTGCGTCATCTGCGCATTCTCCTATTTCCCAGATCAGGCCGGAGCCGTCTTGCTTGGGAGGGGGCTAAGCGGCCATCAGGATCGCTTCGCTGTAGGCGGCGATGAATTCCGCCGCGACTTGCGGGACAATCGCGTTGCCATAGCCGCGCAGTCTTCCCATTCGATTGGGAATCCCATGAGCCATTGCCAGTGTCGCGGGTCCAACACGGCGGTAGCCGTCGTCGCATTCAATGGTAATTGACGGTTCCCATGGCTGTCCGCGCCCGCGTAGCGGTTCGCTCTCGGCGATGCCCAGCCCTTGAGTATCTTGGTGGTTTTCCGGCCGCTGTCCGTGTTCCCGGCCTCGTTGTTGCCGTTCTGCGCAGGTGTTCCCGCCATCGGCGTCGGCCACCCAATAAAGCCTTTGACGGATGTGCGGCGAGGCGACGCCCGCAGCGCACAGATCGGATGCCCCGACTGCATAGCCCAATGCTTCCAGGTCAGAACGTACTCCGGCGAGCCATGCACGTCCGTCCTTGCTCGTAACCTGTTCTCCAAACACAACTGCAGGGCGGCACTGGCCGATAAGTCTTTCGAATTGTGGCCATAGATGCCGATGGTCTGCTGCCCCCTTCCTCTGCCCTGCGGCTGAGAATGGCTGGCATGGGCAAGAGCCTGTCCAAACAGATCTAGTGTCTGGCCATCCTGCGATGCGAAGCGCGAGACTCCACCCGCCGACGCCTGCGAAGAAGTGGCATTGCTCGTATCCGGCAAGGTCGTCCGGTCGGACATCTGCTATGCTCCGTTCATCAACATCGCCTGCGGCGATCAAATCTGCTTCGATAAGGTTCCTGAGCCACTGAGCCGCATAAGGATCGAACTCGTTGTAGTAGGCGCTCACTGTCTTCTCTCCTTGCTGACCATCGGCCCGAGGGCGATGCGTGGTTGGGTCATAGGATGTCTTCGCCTGCATCGATGCGCATGCGGCGGTCTTCTTGCCGATGCCATTCCTCGTCGGCTTCAGCGTCACGCATGACGCCTTCGTCATTGAGTTGCGGCGAGCCGGGAATGAGCGGCGCCCAATGGTTGAGCGTGTGATCAGTGACCGTCAGGGCGCTGATTGGCGTCATGGTCGGCCCTTCCGGCTTGGCAACGTAGGGGTGTGCGTTGACGTATGCCGAAGTGAGGCGCAGCCAGCCCCAATAGCAGTCGGAGAACGTATCGGCAGCCTCGCCAAGACCAGCGGCGTAAACCTGATCAATAAGCGCTTTGACGTGGTTCACGCCGGCATCATCAATTTCGTGTTTCGCGCTCACTGTCCGTCTCCTGTTGCCCGAGGGCGATGCGTGGGGTGATGGGGTTCAGGCGGCGTCGATCAACGACATCCAGTCGCGCAGATCACCGCCATCGAAGCCGAATGTGTCGTGCGCTGCCGTCATGCGCGCCTTGAGCACAGCCAGCGCCTCGCATTTGCTCGCAACGATTTCGCTGATTTCTTTGCCGCCAGCCTGTTCGTAGGTTTCGATGCCGAGTGCCTTCCAGATACGCGCTACCGCAGCATCAGAGCCGGCCAGTGTCGCGATATCTTCCAGAGCCATTTGGAGGACGTTCGTGGCTTGAGCTACCGAGCCAGCGGTGACAGCCTCTGCGCTCACCTTTGCCCATTCCTGCACTGTCCGGTTCATGCCGACACCTGCGCATCGAGAGCGTCCAACTTGGCCTGAGCGAAAGTCAGTGTGGCTTTTGCGAACGTAAGATCGGCACCAGGAACAGCGAAGGAGATGGCGGACCGAGCCTTGGCGATCTTGTCTTCGAGGTATTCGCGAGAAAGCTTGGCGGTGTTCATGTGTCCGTCTCCTGTTGTTGAGACGAACCTACTAGATCGCTTGTTGCGTGTCAACAAGAAATCTTGTAGAAGTTCACGCATGGTTGAACGAGATGACGACAACGATGCCGCTGCGGCCTTTTACGATAAGCGAAGAAAGTGGATTGACCACCTATGCGAGCGTCACGACGTGAAGCACGCCACGTTCCGCGTTGGCTACTGGATGGCGATGCGCATGAACGGCAAGGACCAGGCTATGTGGTGGCCGATCGATCGAATCGCCGACCATCTCGGCGTTGACCGGAAGACCGTCTATTCGGCCATTGCCGAGCTTGAGGGACTTCGGTTGATGATCGTCATGAGGACGTTGGGCAAGCCGAGCCGATATCTAATCAGGCTGCCGTACGAATAGGTATACCGAAAACTGGACGGGTGGAGAAATCGGGATGCCTACCTATCCCGAAAACTGGACCCAAATATCATAAAGGCTAAAACCTAAAGAGGTTATTCTCCCCAATGTCATGCTCTGAGGGGGAGTATTGTATCAAAGGGGGCTTTCTAGGTTTTAGCTTAACCGTATCGTAATCACATGTTGAACATTCGGGTCGAATTCAAGCAGGTATCCAGGTTGTGTAGACAGTGCCCGCGCGATCGCTTCGAGGCTGGCCTTCGAATACCCTTTCTTGCCTGTTTCGATGCCGGAAACGGTTCCGACGGCCAAGTTTGCGCGTTGTGCGAGCACCTCCATCTTCATGCGGCGGAACTTCCGCCACTCGCGGATGTACATCCGGGTACAACTAGGGCTAAGCCCCGCTTCGCCAAGGGCGAAAATTTAGGCGGCCAACAATTGGAAGATAGGTCTTTAAGATTACGACTTGCGGGTGCTAGTTGTAATCAACAGCAATAAAACGTGATGACGGGGCGGCAACGAAATGGATCCTGACGAGGCCGAAATCTTGTGGCTAGTACGGTCTCTCTCACCGGAAGCCAGGCTGACGTTTATTCGGACGCTTCATCTGTTGGGGCCAGTTCGCGTAGTAGCTCCCGCACTAGCGCCTTCCGCCGTGGCGGCGCCTTGCGATAGCGAGCCAGAATGTCTTCTTCTTCTGCATTCTTGGTGACGAGTTCAAAGCTCTCATCGAGATCGGCGACTGTCACGGCGAGGGCCGCCGCCAGCTTGGGTAACTCCTTTGTGGTGGTGTTTTTGCCATTCTCGATCTGCGAAATGAGCTGCTGAGAGACACCTGAGTTTTTGGCAAGCTTGGCCTGTGAAAGCCCTTGGCGCTCACGAATACGCTTAAGATTCTCTTTCAATTCCGGCATGCGCGAGTCTTACCAGCGCACTAGTAAAATGCTACACAAGAATGCTAGTTGACAGGGCATACGGGATCAACTAGATTGCTTGTCATGGTTGACCTCAAAGCACACATCGAAGCGGCGATCGAGTACCACGGATCGCAGGCCAAACTGGCTCGGGCGGCGGGCTGTTCCCAGCAATATATCTCGCTCCTCCTCCAAGGCAAAACGGGCCTAAGCGCCGAAAAGGCGATCGACTTCGAGCGCGCTACTGACGGTAAGATTTCACGAAGTGCGCTGCGCCCTGACATCTTCGGAGCAGCGGCATGACTGGATATGTGTATGCTATCGAATGCTGTGGGCGCGTCAAACTTGGCTTTTCCGGCCGCCCAGACTTGCGTCTCCACAAGATTTCGTCCGATGCGCCATTTCCTTGCGAAATGCTCGGATTCTGGCCGGGAACGATGGCCGATGAGCAAGAGTTGCATCGTCGTTTCGCAGATGTCCGAGCACATGGCGAATGGTTTGCGCTGACGCTCCCGCTGCGGTCTTTCATCGCCGAAATGGTCGGGCCGGCCAAAGCGGCCGAAACAGTGGCATTCGACATGCCGGAGATCGATCTTCGCAAGGCTCGCCGGCAGCTCGGTCTTTCGCAAATTGAAATGGCGGAACGTCTTGGCGTTCATCAGGGCACCATCAGCCGATGGGAATTGAACGAGTTTGACGCTGGTCCACTCGTTCATCGCGCCGTCAGAGATATGCTTTCGGAGGCGGCATGATCGTCCTCAGCCATACGTCCACCCATTCAGTTTCGCCAGCAATGGCGTCCGAAAGCCTGAGCATCCCATGCTCCTCCCAACCGCAGGGAAAGGAAGATGCAGGCGGTGACAGCGTGGAGAGACACGCAACCCTTTCCCATTCGCAGCAGCCTTCCCCCTCCTGGGCGCTGCGAACGGCCGGCGCTACTCCCCAGGCGCCGGCCACCCCTCCATTCGCATTCGAGAGGACGCGTAGATGAGTGAGCAGCGCTACGACGTCACATATTTTCCGAACCATACGACGGTTGAGCCCCATTTCTGCCGCGACTGGGACGATAGCGGCGGTTGCTACGGCACCAATCCAGATCACGGATACTCGTTCGATGATGCCTGCGATCAGGTAGCGGAATGGTACGAGCAGCAAGCCGCGATGTGGCGCTCTCGTGAGCATCCCGATTGCCTTTACTACATTGAGCACTCCGCCGTTCTCCAGCCCGCTACCGACAGCGAGGCGGCGAAATGACCACCTCATCATCAAAACCCAGGAGCGTGTTCAGCGCGGTCTGTAGGTCCAACGGCATCGTCCTGGGCGGGGCGCGCGCAACCGTTGGAAGTCGATTCCCTCGAAACGCAAGTCGCGTGCCCGCCTATTCCAATCCGTTGCCGGTCTCCCCCTTTGGCAACGTGATCGCAGCCGTCCTCCCTCGGTTGCGTAAACTGGCTGCCAGAGTCCTTGAGCGCGGCGGACCCCTTAGTTGCGCTCGGACCCTGGCAGCCGCTTTCTCCCGGAGACGCAGGGACATACGTCCGGGAACTGCAATCTTGGCTGGTGCCAAGTCCACCACCAGCAAGTGTTTTTCGTTTCTGTACCCGCTGCTCAAGCACTGCCAGGAGCCTCGCAGCGGCATCTTCCAGACTTTCAGTCTCTCGCCAGTCCTTTGCAGATCGGTTGCTCATGAACGCAACCATGACAGAGGAACACGACGAGATGTTGGGGCAGTCAGACAAGGATAAGGCCGTGAGTGACACAGCGTTTCATAGCGAGTTGATGCGGGATGCATTTCCTCGCCACCGGTACGGAGGGGCGAAGGCCGCCATCTATGCCGCTTACCGCTACATCGCGCCGAAGGTGACGAAAGAATTCACCGAGCGCCGCGCTAGATCAATCTGGGAGGGGACGGCTCGCCGCATCGATGCGGAAGAGTCCGCGGTACTGAAAAGGGCTCAAATTGAGGAAGCGAGACGTGAACAAAGAGAACTCAGGGAGCGGCTTTCGCGCCTGGATACTGCGCTTGCCGTGGTGGATGAGGCGTTCCATTGCCAAGCGCGCGCAGCGTTGCAGTCACAGATGGGCGGACTTCGCGGAATGGATCTGCCCGGAAATCACGGAGAGTGACGAGCCGTGAACGTTCCAGAATTCTTCCCGGTCGCCCAGCGCAAGCTCGATGCTCTTTTGGCCGATGGATGGTCGATCAATGGATACGCGATAATGAATGGCGAACACCGCAGAGGCTTTGTGGATCATGGCGGCTTCGTTGGCTGGTGGCTCCCGGAATACTACGCCGGGCACTCCAGCGATCTAAAGCTCTCACCCGACATCATGTTGGCGGAAATGAAGGCGGCAGCCGGCTATCTCCGCAATGCCCGGATCGATCTTGAAACCGGCGCGACAAAGGCGACTGCAATCCGCACCATTGAAGGCGGCTTGAGAAGGCTGGAGGCCGCAATTTCCAAAGCGGAGGTAGTTGAATGAACGCCCTCATAGACCACCGCCAGCGCATCAATGCATTGGACGGCTCGTATGTTTTGGACGAGTACGGCCACTACATCCCCGAGCCAGCCGACGAGCATTACTCACTCCCCGTAACCTGGATGATCTGGGTCGGAGCATGGATTGTCGGTGCGCTCCCGATCGCCCTGCTTGCTTGGGGCGCTTGGTGGCTGTTCGCATGACTGAATACGATCCCCAAGACGACGCCGTTAAATCCTACTACGCCGCAATCGAGGCGAAGCGGCTGCGCGGCGATGCGGCTATCCGCAAGGAAGTCCAGATCGGTAGTGCTCGCCTTATCCTTGGAAACTGCCTCGAAATAATGCCGCTTCTCGGCAGCGTAGACCACACCATAACCGATCCGCCGTATGAGGACGAGCTTCACAAAGCCATTGGCCGCATTCGTCGGAATGATGGCCGAGAGATGATACAGGATCTAGGATTCGAAGGCATCAACTCATCGCGCGCCGACATCGCAAAGGCCGTGGTGGGTATCTCGAACGGCTGGGCGCTCATCTTCACGCTGGCCGAGGGTGTCAGAGCTTGGCGAGATGATCTTCAGTCGTCCGGTGCCAAGTGGGACACGGTTCTAGCCTGGGTTAAGCCGGATGCATCGCCACGGTTCAACGGCCAAGGCGCTGCGCGTGGCTTTGAGAACTGCGTCACCGTCTGGTGTGGCAAGGGTTATCGAAGCTGGAATGGCGGCGGCAAGCGCGGCATCTATACCCACTGCGTCAACACCAATCGCCATGGCGCACACCCCACTGAGAAGCCACTGCCTCTCATGCGCGAGCTGGTGGCTGACTATACGCAACGCGGACAGACAATCCTCGATCCGTTCATGGGATCTGGGACCACCGGACTGGCGTGCCTCAAGACTGGCCGGAAGTTTATTGGCATCGAGATTTCCGAGGAGCATTTCGAAACGGCGGTTGAACGTATCTCTGATGCTTATAGCCGCCCAGATATGTTCATTGAGGCCGAGCGCGCCCCAGAGCCGAAGCAGGAGGCGCTTGGCCTATGATCGCAATCGCTCTCCCATGGCCTCCGCGAAGCCTCTCGCCAAACGCCCGCGTGCATTGGAGCCGCAAGGCAAAGGACGCGAGCCATGCGCGTCAGGTGGCAGCATGGATTATCCGTGGCGCGGGCATTCGCCCGGGCGACTATGACATTCCCGGAAACCTGAAAGTGACTTGGATTTTCCAGGCCCCGGACAAGCGCCGCAGGGACGACGACAACCTAATCGCGTCCGTCAAGGCATTTCGGGATGGCATCGCTGACGCTCTCGGGATCGATGACTCGCGATTTGAAACGACCATCCGTCGGGAGCCGCCCGTGAAGGGCGGTGCCGTCAGGGTGGAATTGGAAGCCGCAGCATAAACAGGCGCAAAGCGCCGCATGAGGGTTTGGGAAGATGACAGACTTCGACCAATTCTGGGCCGCCTATCCACGCCGCGTAGCCAAGGGCCATGCCCGCACCGCCTTCGACAGGGCCATCCGCAAGACGACGCTGGAAACCATGCTCTCGGCCATCGCGGACTACATCCGTTTCAAGCCTGAGCGCATCGACTTCAAGCACCCGGCGACTTGGCTTAATGGCGAGTGCTGGGAGGATGAATGGGCCGACGTTCCACGGGAAACCGGCCGGAAGCGCAATTTTGCAGACGTAGCACGGGATAGGATCGATGGATCAGCGGGCATATTTGGCGATTGCAACCCTCCTCAACTCGTTTCCACAGGGCACGGCCGATCCGGATCTGACGATGGGAACCTACGAGGCAGTTTTGCAGGGGATTTCCCCGCAAGCCGTCACTGAGGCAGCACAGCGCTTCACCATGGGCGAAGTCCCAGGCCAGTCCAAGACCTTCGCGCCATCGATCGCCGAGTTTGTCACGGAAGCACGGCAGCGGCAGGAATACATCGACCTGAAGGCGAGGCCACGATTGCCGGCGCCTCCCGGCTACAGCGGAACACCCTGGCACGTCAGGCAGGAGAAAGCCCGCACCAAGTACCAAGAATGCCCGATCATCAAGGAGAACGTCTCCTATGACGAGTTCCGCAAGATGAGCGCTTCGGGCGAGGTGCCTGTGGGTGGTGCATGGATCGCATCGATTCAGACAGTCTACGGGCCACCAGCGGAACAGATAGCCATCAGAGGGAGGGCGTGATGCTCATAGCCTATCCGGGGAAAGACCCGGAAGACACTCCTTTCAGCGTCAGGGTGACGGGGTGGGAATGCACCCGCCATTCCAGACAACTCCAAGCCTATCGCCGGTTTCTGTTCGAAGGCGATGACACGATGAAACTGGCCGAGCGGTACGGGGTCAAAGAATCCACTGTCCTGCGCTGGATCAGCAACGAGCGGTCGAAGCGTCGGAATCTACCAAGCCCATACGGAGTAAACCCATGAGTAAATCGACACACGAAAAATGCAAGATTCAGCGCCGCGCCGACATGCGGGAGATGACGCGGTTGCGGCGTGAAGCGGGGCTTGCCTTGCGCGAAGTCAATCCCAATCCAATGGATGTGGCAGCCCGCCTTGCGGAAATACCTCCGGACACGCGATCACTGACGCAGCGGCTTTGTGGGGACCCTCTTCCCGGCCGCAGCGCATTCGACAGGCTCTATCGATAGCCCATCCTCCAACCGCAACACGGGGACACCATGGCAAGAGCGGCAAAGAAGCAGAAGCGAGAGTTCACCTCTCAGCACATCGAGATCGGCATTGCCGTCATTGAAAACCCGAACTGGTCGCGGGATCACGATGGCGACAAGACCAACATCCGCTATGTCCAGCAGCCCATCAATGTCCGAGAGAGCGCCATCACCACGCTCGCGGCCAAGGGTGTCATCAATGCAGCTCAGACAGCCGCCGCCGATCGCTTCCGCCATCTGTGGGAGGTTATGGGCGGTGCCGGCGCCCCAGCGCTCGACTACAGCAAGGAACCCGTTGACGGCGGCGGCATATCCGAGCCGATCAGCATTCGCCAGCTAGAAGCGGGCAGGGCGCTCAAGGCCGCCAAGAGCGAACTGGTCTCGATCTATGGCGAATACGGCTACCGCCTGGTTGGCTATATCGCGGGCGAGGGACGCTCCATTCATGAGCTTACCGAGACGCGCCGCCAGCGGGACACGATGACCGACAATCTGCGCGCTTACCTCGATGTGCTCGCCCGTCTGTGGAAATTTTCGAACTGATAAATTTCTAAGGCTTGACGACGTGCGCGCGTAATGGCATGATGCGCGTACTGGCAGTAATGTTGCCAGAAATCCATCAAATCACAGGTCGGCACCGGTCACTGCCAATGGCCTTCGGGCGCATTGAATCACACCAGCGCGTGAGCACACGGTGCTTCAAGACGAGTGCGCATTAGGTCTTGAAGTGGTGCCATCCAATCTAACAGTTTGCCGGTCTTCGGGCATCGCCATGAATGGCATTGCCACGGATAAGCGCAGACCTATTCAGGTCGCCGCCGGCATACCCTAAATGACGAACCCGCCGAGCGTTACCAGCGCTGCGACGGGTTCTAACCAAGCCAACCTTGTTAGGAGGTCGAAATGGATACCAGCCCAATACTCGCAAACGCCAATTTCAGCAACCCGGATCGGTGGACGCGGCCGAAGGAGCCGCATCGATTCTTGTTCCAAACGGCGATACCGTTCGATGACCGCAAAAACTGTCTCGATTGGCCTTTCGCCAAAAAGAAAGAAGGCGGTTACGGCGTTATCGTAATCGACGGCAAATTTTGCATTGTTAGCCGTGTCGTCTGTGAGGCTACCCACGGCGCACCGCCTGACAAGTCGTATGAGGCAGCGCATTCTTGCGGGAACGCACGGTGCTGCAACCCATGGCATTTATCATGGAAGACGCGCAAGGCTAATGAAGCCGACAAGAGCATTCACGGGACTGCCCTCAAAGGTAATAAAATCCACGGCTCTAAGCTCACAGAAGCAGACGCTAGAAAAATCAAGGAATTGAGCGGCACAGTCTCTGATGCGCATCTTGCCAGGGTATACGGTATACACGTTACTTCTGTCAGGTTGATCAGAATAGGCAAGAACTGGGCTTGGCTTTAGCGGCAAAGCCCATACGCATACGCGCACTCGAACGCTGGAGGACTCTTGAACCTGGGAGGGACTTACGGTAACGTTGCCCAGAACGGGAGTGCTGTTACCGCCCCCTCTTACCCGCCGAACGAGTCTGACAGATGCCTCGGCGGGACTGGAACCGGCCCCATGCGGCGTTGGCGCGCCTTGTGGGGCCGTTTTCGTTCCAGCGATCCATTCCTTCGAGGGGAAAAAGCGCTTTCGAGTGATAAAGCATTGATTCCATTGATGTTCATGCCCGAGAGAAATTCCATGCCTGAGCCCCGCGCCATCACCGAAATAGCAGAGCGGGCAGCAGAGCAGTTCCACCGCGAGCAGTCCGAGCGCTTCCTGGAGTGCAGCATCAATCTCTGCGCCACCAGCATGAGCATCCAGGATCTGATCCGACTGCTGCGCAACCATGCCGAGATGTTGGAAGAGTTCGGCTGATGTCAATCCTTTCCTCATTCCTCAAACACTTCTTCAGAAGGAAACCCGCCGTGCCCGTGAATCTCGACAGCCTCGCCACCAAGATGGCAACCATCGCAGTTGCGTTTGCCAAGCTCAGCACCGATCTGGCGAATGCCGCCTCTATCCAGGCCGAGAACGACCAGCTCAAGGCCGAGAATGCCACCGTCAAGGCATCGCTTGACGCAGCCAATGCCGCTGATGCGGCCGCGCAGGCTCAGGCCGCCGACATCGAGGCTCAGGCTGATGCGGTGATTGCCGCTCTGCCGCAGTCGGCGCCCGCCGCCTAAAGGACCGCTACCATGGCCAAGCGATCCTACTCCGCCAAGCAGGCCGCTGCCGGCAAGGATATCGGCAAGAAAGGCAAAGCCTTTGGCAAGATTGCCGCCAAGGCTGGCAAGAAGTACGGGTCGCCCGAGGCCGGCCAGCGCGTTGCAGGGGCTATTCTCGCTAAGCTGCGCATGGCGGCTGCGAAGTGACGATTATTCGTTCGCCGGTCCATTCGCCAATAAGGAACCCCCTATACGGACCCATGACCGGGTTGTGGGGTATCACGCTGACTGGCACGATCGCCGACTTCACGTATGACATCGATTTTGTAGCGGGAACAGCCAAAGGCGGCACGCAGCCCTACGGCAACAATAACAATGATGGTCGCTTCTTCCGCGATCCGTCGAACACCACCGTTGTCTATGTGCCGAATGCTGCCGGTGTGCTCGTCGCGCAAGCTGCGGCCGGCCTCCGCAGAACCGACAGGGGTGTATTCTCCTATATGTCGGGTACGAATTCCCTGTTGTGGAATCGTGACCTGACCAACGTGGTCTGGACCAAGACCAATGTCACCGCCGCGAAGACCCAGGTTGGCGCGGATGGTGCATCCAACTCGGCGACGCTCCTGACCGCGACGGCGAACGGCGGAACGGTCAGCCAGGCCATTACCTCAACCGCAGTCCAGCGCGTGTTCTCCGTCGATATCAAGAGGGTAACGGGCACTGGGACCGTCCAGCTTTCCCTCGATGCTGGCGCTACCCAGACCGACATCACCGCCGGATTGACAACTGGCTACACGCAGCAGTTCGCAACGCAGAACAATCTGAACCCGGTTGCCCAAATTACGATGGGGACATCAGGCGATCAGATCACGGTCGATTTCTGCCAGATGTGTTCGACCACCATTTCAGGGCTCAATATCCCGACACAGCAACGCTATCTTACGACGACGGCCACGGTCATTAACTCGCAGACTCGGCCGAACGTGGCGAGCGCTGATGCTGGTCCGCTGTTTCCCGTCACGAATGCGCCATTCGCCTTCTATTGGCAGGGGCGTTCAGAGCGCCCTACCGGCGGATATGTCATCACCTCTGACGGAAACCTGTTCTGCAACGTCGATAACAACGGCGCTGTCCATTTCTCGGAAAATCCCGCCGATTCCGTCACCGCCAACAGCGTATGGCGCACCGGACTTAGCCAGGTCAACAAGGTTGCGGGATACTGCACCGCCTCCACAATCAAGGTGGCGTGCAACGGCAATCTCGGCTCCACAGGTTCGGGCGTTGTCTTCTCGGGCACGCAGACACACTGGGATCTCGGCACCAACGGTGCGGGCGCCAATACCATCATGGGCATCAACGAGCGTGCCGCCTTCGGGCCAAACCTCACCTTCACGGATGCTCAGCTCATCGCGATGACGACATAGGAGCCAGACATGGCCACAGGTACAGCAAGCGGCACCGGCGCCATCGCAGCTAGCACGGTCGGCCCGAACTACAAGTTCAATATCGACATCGACATCGCCACCACTGGTTCGGTGGATATCGAAAAGAAGATGCCTTCCGGTGCCTGGATCAAGGTCGTGACGGGCATCACTGCGGACTATTCCAACGTCTGGGATACTCCGGCCATGTCAACGATTCGGCTCAACGTCACGGCGGTTGGCTCAACGATCGAATGGGCCGTGATCCCTGGTGATCTGAAATCCTGATTTTCGTGCAGTGCCTGACCCCAAGCAACCAGCAATCATAAGGGAATACCAGCATGTTTCACTCTCTCTACGGTAAGAAGCTCGGCTTCGATGACAACGACACGCTGCGCCATGATGCGGGCGCTGCCTCCTTCGATAGCGGCACCAAGACGGCATCGGCTACCGGCACTGGCGGTACGAGCACTGCCACGCTCAGCAAGGCATCCGGCAAGATCACCACGGCTGCTCTGACCACGGCGGCCGGCGCGACCCATGTCCTGACGCTGACCAACACCAAGATCGCCGCTGCGGATCAGGTCTATGTCACTGTCGGCAAGGGTACCGCAACCACGGGCACCGTGACTGTCGCTGACGTTCTCCCGGGTGCAGGCTCTGTCGCCATCACCATCCAGAACATCCATGCCAGTGCTGCCGTCAACGGTACGCTGGTCATCTCGTTCCTGGTCATCAAGGCCTAAACGGGATCAGCTTGGAGGCAACAAGCTTGTCCAAGGACGCACTAACTCCAAAGCAGGAGGCGTTCTGCCTCGCATACGTCCAGACCGGCAACGCCTCGGAAGCATATCGTCGCACCTATGACGTAGCGGAGGAGACAAAGCCGGAAACAATCTGGAGCGAGGCCAGCAGGCTAGTTGCAGACCACAAGGTCTCCGCAAGGATTATGGAACTGCAGGAACGGGCCAGAGAGATAGCGCTCGTTTCTGTAGGCTCCCTTACGGATGAACTGGAAAAGGCTCGCTCTCACGCCATGGCCGATCCCAAGGGGGCTGCAGCAGCGGTCTCCGCCATCATGGGGAAGGCCAAGCTCCACAAACTGCTGGAAGAGGACAAGGCTGCCGGCACAGGCATTGCGGTCACTGTCGTCATTGGCACGCGGGATGCCGCGATCCTTTGAGTGGAACATTCCCCGAGTGGACGGAAATCATAGGGAGTGTCCCGCGCTCCTCAGAACCGTTCAAGCTCCATAAGAAACAGCAGGCGCAGATTGATCTTCTCGGGTCGGACGCCACGCACATCATGGCGTACGGTGGCTCTCGTTCGGGTAAGACGTTCGGGTTCGTCCGCGCGGTTCTCATTCGGGCGCTGGCCCACAAGAGCCGGCATGCAATGCTGCGCTACCGGTTCAACCATATCAAGGCGTCGATCATTCTCGATACGCTGCCCACGGCACTGGAGCGCTGCTTCCCTGGTGTGGGGCCGAACTGCAAGCTGGACAAATCGGACTGGTACCTGACGCTGCCCAACGGCTCGGAAATCTGGTTCGGCGGGCTGGACGACAAGGAACGGACGGAAAAGATCCTCGGGCAGGAGTACGCAACGCTCTATCTCAACGAGTGTTCGCAGATACCCTATGCCTCGCGCAACATGGCGATAACCCGCCTGGCGCAGAAGACACCGCTTAGGCTCAAGGCCTACTACGACTGCAATCCTCCGGGCATGGCCCATTGGACCTACAAGCTTTTCGTTGAGAAGAAAGACCCCGATCGCCGCACGCCGCTGGCGAATCCTACGAACTACGCCGCCATCACCATGAACCCGAAGGACAACGAGGCCAATCTCCCGGCTTCGTATCTGGAGGAGCTTCAAGGCATGTCGGAAGCCATGAGGCGCCGCTTCTGGCTCGGGCAGTTCGCGGATATGTCCGATTCCGCGCTGTGGACGATGGAACTGCTCGATCAGCAGCGCATCGTGGACGGCAAAATACCGGAAATGGTGCGCATTGTCGTTGCCGTCGATCCTTCAGGCGTTGCCGGCGAGGAAGACAAGCGCTCCGATGAGGTCGGCATTGTCGTCTGCGGGCTCGGCAAGGATGGGCGCGGCTACGTCCTGGAGGACATCTCCGGGCGCATGGCTCCTGCTCAATGGGGCGATGCTGCGGTTTCGGCGTTTGATCGCTGGGAAGCAGATTGCGTAGTGGCGGAAAGCAATTTCGGCGGGGCGATGGTGGCGGAAATCATCCGCTCGGCTGCTTCGAAGCGCATTGGCGCGATGGTTCCATACCGGGAAGTCACCGCATCGAGGGGCAAGATTGTCCGGGCCGAGCCTATCGCGGCCTTGTTCGAACAGCAGAAGGTCTCGCTCGTCGGCTATTTCGGCGAGTTGGAAGACCAGCTCTGCGCCATGACGACGGCCGGCTATGTCGGCTCACGCTCGCCCGACCGGGCGGATGCAATGATCTGGGGCCTTGCCTCGCTATTCCCGGCCATGACGAAGCGTGAAAGCGGCCCGCTGGGGCGCCCAACGCCAATCGTCAATGTCGGATATTCGAAGATGAAGAAAAGGAGAGCCTGAATGTCTGGCTTGTTCGGTAAGGCTCCTAAGCCTGCAGACCCCACACCCATGCCGGTTCCTGACGACGCAGCGGCCAAGGCGGCTGATCTTCGCCAGCGTCAGCAGATCGCATCGCGTTCTGGTCGTGCGTCCACGATGCTGTCGCGCGGCAATGGCGGGAGCGCCGGCACGACGAGCTATTCGAATTCGCTGCTCGGGCAGGCCGGCTAGCGCGTCAGTTCGTACTCAGCAGCCCAAAAGTTCTGGTATCCGGTCGAGGTCGTGGCGCGCACCCAATACTCGCAAGAAGGGCGGCATACGGCACTCAGGACCATGACCCTGCCGCCGTCCAGTTTCATGGCGAGGGAATCGCCGGCTCGGTATAGGGGTATTACGGGGGTCGGTGCGGTCATGATCGCAACGATCGGCGTCCCCAAGATCGCGATGAAGAAGATACTGATTATTAATCTCGGGCATTGCGCAGCTACTTCCAGGGCACCAGCCATAAACATTTCAAAAGCCTCCGTTTGGGTCAACCAACATAGCAGGGAAAGCCCAATGGGATCAACAAAAAGCACGGTAAATCTACATGGATAGTCGTGCCAAAGAATTGGTCTCCATCGGAGACAAGCTCTTCGCTAAGAAAGCTCAATGGGACAGCCTCATGCAGGAGGTTGCCGAGTATCTGTACCCCATGCGCGGCGACTTCACGCAGTCCTTCACGCTCGGGGATGACTTCTCAGCCGACCTGATGGATTCGTTTCAGGTCCAAGCGCGGGAAACGCTCGGCAACACCATCGGTGCCCTGCTGCGTCAAGGCGAATGGTTCGCGGTCAAGACCGGCCTCGATGAGATCGATGAAGATCCGGCCAATGCGCGCTGGCTGGAATACGCTACTAATCACTTCCGCAGACTGGTCTATGATCGCCGCGCCAACTTCGTGCGCTCGACCAATGAAGCGGATCACGACTGGGTAGCGTTCGGTAATCCTGTCCTGTCGGTTGAGGAAAGCCCGGATCGCGCGCACTTCCTGTTCCGCACCTGGCATCCCAAGGAATGCGCGTGGATGCTGAACCAGGTCGGCAAGATCGACCACAACCAGCGCCTCATGCCGATGACGGCGCGCAACATCGTCAAGCGCTGGCCCAAGGCTCAGCTTCATCAGGACATCATTGACGCGTCCAAGAAAGACCCGGCGAAGGAATTCAAGGTTCGCCACATCGTCCTGCCGTTCGAAGAAATTTACGGGGACGACAAGGCCAAGCGCCGCCAGTACAAGGACAACCCGTTCTGCTCGCTCTACATCGACTGCGAGCATGAAGAGGTTCTAGGCGAGGGCCCGCTTCCGGTCTTCAACTACATCATTCCCCGCTGGCGTACCGTGTCGAGCTTCCCGCAAGGGTTCAGCCCGGCCGCCATCAACTCGCTTCCTGACGTCCGCATGCTGCAATCGCTGGCCCGCATCCTTCTGGAGCAGGGTGAGAAGGCAGTTGATGCCCCGATGTTTGCGCGCGGGGAGATCTTCCGCGATGCGGTGAACCGCTATGCCGGCGGCATGACCTACGTGGACCTTGAGGCAGATCAGAAGATCCAGGATGCCATCATGACTGAGCCGACATCGAGCGGCTTGGGCTTCGGCATGGAGATGAAGCAGGACGTTCGCAACCTCATTGCCGAGGCGTTCCTGCTAAACAAGATCATGCTGCCGCCGCAGCAGAAGACAGCATTCGAGACGCAGGCACGGCTTGAGGAGTATCGCCGCGCCATCCTGCCGTTCACCGGCCCTATCGAGAGCGAATACCATCTGCCTCTGCTGGACGTAGCATTCCAGATGGCAGTGCGTAACGACGCGTTTGACATTGACGCGATGCCCAAGGCGCTGAGCGACAAGGACGTGACGTTCACGTTCGAAGGCCCGCTCAACACGGCAGAGGGCAGGCAGAACGTCCAGGCCTTCCAGGAATCGCTCCAGATCGTTGCGGGCGCGGCCAACATCGACAAGACGGTTGCCACGCTCATTGACTGGCAGAAGGCCACCAAGGACGCCGTGCGCGGCACGCAGGCGCCGGCTGACTGGTTCAACGATGAACAGACGCAGCAGAACGCGGCCGACCAGCAGAACACCGTTGACGGTCTTACGCAGGCCGCCGCCGCTCTTCAGGGTGGGGCACAGGTGGGCAAGAGCGTTGCCGATGCGTCGATGGCCCTTTCGCAGGCCGGCATGATCGCAGGCCCACAAGGTGGCGTAACGCCGGGGGCTGGCGCGTAAATGGCGCATCATTGCCTGAATGCATCCATTCCGCAGCACCTCGTGATGCCTGTACCAGGCTTCTTCCTGACAGATCCAGAAGCTGAAAAGCCACCGTTTGTGTCGTACTCGCCACCGCCTTTTGCGCGGCGCCACGGTCGGCTTTACCGGCTGGTTGGCTATATCGTCAGGCGGAAGCGAATATTCATCCGTTGGGATCTGATGGAGATTGCCGAGGACAGTGCATGAGGCTGGCTCTGATTGTCGTCCTGATGGCGCTTTGCGCCTGTGCGAGCTACCGGCCATGCGCTGACAACCCGCGCAATATGAGCTGCATGACAGGCGACCAACTCGAAAGAGAGCTTGGCCAGTAATGGAAGCCCACGCTCCGGCGCCCTACGACAAAGATATCGTCATGGCCATTCGTGCCGTTATCGCCGGCAAGGCCAATGACGGTCAGCAGCAGGCGGCCATGGATTGGATCATCCAGCACGCCAGCAACTACTACGACCTGAGCTACCGCAAGAATGACAGCCACGCCACGGCCTTTGCCGAGGGCAGGCGGTTCGTCGGCGCGCAGATCGTCAAGATGCTGAGGAGCGAAACCCTCAAGGCGGTTGAAGGCAAGCCGCCGAAACCAGTTCGAGGCAAGAGGCAAGAGGCAACGGAATGACCGAGGCAACCACCACGGCAGAGGTCGATAAGACCACTGACGCGACCGACACTGCGACCAATACAGCCGAAACCACCACGCAATCGACCACAGCAGCCACCACAGAGGCGGCGAAGACTGCGGACGCGGCAACCACCGCGCTCGACAAAGGAACGTCTAGCGAGGCTGACAAGACCGAAGCCAAGTCGCCATGGGGCGACAACTGGCGCGAGGAAATGGCTGGTGGTGACGATGATGTCGCCAAAGCCATCTCTCGCTATGGTTCGCCCAAGGGTGTGGCGCGTGCTTTGCGTGAGGCACAGGCGGCTATCCGCTCCGGCCAGCGCACGGCAAAGCCTGACCCCAAAGACGAAAAGGCCATGGCCGAATGGCGCAAGGCTGAGGGCATCCCTGACGATCCGACCGGCTACAAGCTTCCCGACACCGTAATCAAGCGCTTGGTGGACGAGGACAAGCCGGTCCTTAACTCCTTCACCGAGTTCGCCCACAAGAAGGGCGCCCGCCCTGATGTCGTGGAGATCGCGTCGGAGTGGTATGTCGAGATGGCTGAAGCCGCACAGGCCAAGCAGCTTGAATCCGACAAGATCGCCTCGGAGGAAGCTGAGGACTCGCTGCGCAAGGATTGGGCGCACGGCGAGTACAAGGCCAACACCACGATCGCCCGGCGCTTCATCGAGGGCATTCCCGGCGTCGGCGCCAAATGGGCAGAGGCCCGCATTGACGGCAAGCGCCTTGGCGACATGCCAGAGTTCATCGCTTGGGCCGCCGACATGGGCCGCGAGAAGTTCGGCGATGTCGCGTTTACGTCCTCAGATTCCGAACGCAAGCACACTGCGAGGAAAGAGGAAATAGAAAAAATAATTGGGACCGATGAGTACTACGAGAATGGTCTCGACAAGGAATACGCGCAAATCCTGGAGAAGGAACTGAAGCGCAAGAAGTGAAATTCCTGACACCTGTCAGAGAATGAACGCTCGCTTAGGCGAGCTTTTTTATTGCCCGATCGGCCACCCCGGCAACGGCCCCGAACGCGGCAAGTCTACCCGCCCAAGACGTGAAGCCCCGAAAGACACCGGCCACCCCTCGCAAGAGGCCCCGGAACGCTTGCGGCCACCCTGCACGACTGCGGCTCCAAACCTCCCTCAACTCTTGAAAGGAACTGATCATGGCTATCGAAGCCGCAATGATTCAGTAAAACTTTGCTGAATAACCTGGACTGAATAACGGGAAAGTCGTAAGACTAACCCGACGGAAGGTTTCTCACCCACAACAC